AAATATCAAATGCACATGAATGATATTGCTAATATGACATCGTATATTGGTGATCTTGCCTACTATCAACAAATACAACAATATCTATCTACATTGGATATGCAACTTAACGGAACACCTCAAGTTAATTTTGTTAGACAGCAAAATAGATTATATATTCACGGAGAGTTTGAAGACGAAGATATTAAAGCAGATGAATATATAGTAATGGAAGCATATTTAATAGTTGATGGTAATACATTTACTAAAGTATGGGATGATCTGTGGTTAAAAGATTATACTACTGCTTTAATTAAACAACAATGGGGTCAAAATATGATTAAGTTTGATGGAATGACATTGCCCGGCGGTGTGACATTAAATGGTAGACAAATATATGACGATGCTTCTGCAGAAATTCAAACACTAAGAGAAAAGATTAGATCAGACCATGAACTCCCAATAGATTTCCAAGTAGGGTAAATTATGGCTACCAATCATTACTTTAGTCAAAAAGTTAAATCAGAACAAGGTTTATTTGAAGATATAGTTATAGAATCTCTTAAATTCTATGGCCAAGATGTTTATTACCTTCCAAGAACAACAATATATGAAGATAGAGTATTGGGAGACGAGGTTCCCTCTAGATTTAGTACTTCATATAAAATAGAAATGTATTTAGAAAATACTGAAGGATTTGATGGAGAAGGAGATCTATTCACTAAATTTGGTGTAGAGATTAGAGATCAAGCAACTTTTGTTGTTGCTAGACGTAGATGGAAAAATACAATAAGCAGAATAGATAATGATATTAATTCAGAAAGACCTAGAGAAGGAGATTTAATATATTTGCCTTTGTCTAATTCTTTATTTCAAATTATGCATGTTGAACACGAACAACCATTTTATCAAATAAGTAATTTAGCAACATATAAGTTACGTTGTGAATTGTTTGAATATAATGATGAAGATTTAGATACTGGTGTCGATGCAGTAGATAAGATAGAGCAAGATTATGCTTATGAATATCTAGTTAGATTTGATAGTGCAAGCACAGGATTATTTGTAGGTGAAAATGTATCTTCAACACTTTCAGATGGTACTATTATGTCTGCAGAGGTTTCACAGTGGGATCAAACTGCAAGGCAAGCTGGATTAATTCATGTTAATTCTAGTGATGGCAAATTTCATACATTTGTACCAGGTAGACAATTAATAGGATCATTGCCACAAGATAATGCGGGTAATGTCTTTACAGCAACAATATCTCAACTTGATGGAGAAGTTAATCAGATATCTCAAAATGAACAGAATACAGACTTTAAAACTGATGCTGCTAATTTCTTAGACTTTACTGAAGATAATCCATTTGGGGATCCGGAGAATAATTAATGCAGGCTTTTTTACCAAATACACATTGTGATAAATGCGGGCATGTGTCTCATTGTGATAAAGAATGTATGCATTGCGCTAATGATGTTTGCACAGGATGTAAATGTATAATATGTGAACCAAATAAGGAAAAATATAATGAGCGACATATTTGATTTCGGCTTTACGGCCGTTGACGAAGAAGAATTAGAAGCAGTAAAATCTGCTACTGAAAAAGCAGCTACTGTATCAACTGATGCAAATGCTGCAAAAGATAAATTAGATAATTTATTTAATGCCATAACACCTCTTCTTAATAATTTAAAGAAGAATCCAGAAAAAGAATATATCTTATGGCCAGATAGATTAGCTAAAGTAGAGGCATTTGAAGATCATTTGCAGAAAATTTATAAAGGTTAACAATGTTTGGAACATGGTTTTATCATCAACGTCTTAGAAAAAGTGTAGCAGTCTTTGGTACGCTCTTTAATAATTTGTATGTTTTGAGAAAAGATGGTAGTGGTAAAGTTCTATCTCAAGTAAAAGTTCCTTTATCTTATGCTCCAAGTAGAAAATATTTAGAAAGAATTAGAGAAAATCCTAATTTAGATACTAATACTAAAGTAGCTATTAAATTACCTCGTATGTCATTTGAAATTATATCTATACAATATGATGCATCTAGGCAGTTACAAAAAACCAATACATTTCAACAATCAGGTTCTACTAATGCATTAAGAAATAAATTTTATACATTTGTTCCATATAATGTAGGTTTTCAATTAAGCATATACACTAAAACTCAAGATGATGCTTTACAAATAGTAGAACAGATATTACCATTTTTTAATCCTCAATATACTGTTACTATAAAACCTTTTGCTACATTTCCCAATGTTAAAGAAGATATACCTATAGCATTAACAGGAGTTGATTTTGCGGATGATTTCGAGGGATCATTAGAGCAAAGAAGAACTATAATATATACTTTAACATTTGATATGAGAATAAACTTTTACGGACCAATTGCTGAATCTAAAATCATTAGAGCTGCTGAGACAAGCATGTTTAATATTAATAGTGGTTTAAGAGATTCTGATATGCAAGTGGCAAAATTTAGAACTAAACCAAACCCATTTGATGTATCTGCTGATAGTGATTTTGGGTTTAATGATTCTGCAGATTATAATTACTTATTTGATTTCGATAGCACATAGGAGGCGTTATGATAAAATTTAAATCATTTATTGAAGAAGCTAAAGATGATCCTTGCTGGAAGGATTACAAGCAAATTGGCATGAAAAAGAAAAATGGTAAGAAAGTTCCTAATTGTGTTCCAAAAGAAAATACACAATCTGAAGCAACTTATCAAGGTAAAAAGGTAACTTTAAATAAACGTTTACCTGGAGATGTAAAAAAATCTAAAGTATACGTCGACCCAGACGGTGATGGAAAAGCCAAAAAAGTAAATTTTGGTGATAAAAACATGACCATTAAAAAGAATATTCCAGCACGAAGAAAATCTTTTAGAGCTAGACATAAATGTGATACTCCAGGTCCAAAAGATAAAGCAAGATATTGGTCTTGTAAAGCGTGGTAATATGTCAGATAATGCAAAAAATGATTTTGAGTATGCTAGACAAATAAAGCATGATCTATTGGCTAAGGGATCAGCTGCTTTAGATGATATGGTTGATGTAGCAAAAGCAACCGAACATCCCAGAGCATTTGAGGTTATGTCTGGTATGATTAAAAATATTGGGGAGATAAGTGATTCTTTAATGGATCTTCATAAAAAGAAAAAAGATTATGACAAACCGGATGATAACTTAAAAGAACTTCCTAATACAACTAATAATAATGTCTTTATTGGTTCTACTAGTGATTTACAACGTATGTTGTTAAAAAAAGATAATGAGGATAAAGTAATTGACATTAACGACTACAAGACAGATGAATGATACCTATCTAGGTAACATTAATGTAAAAAAAGATGGTGTAGTTACAAATTTTACTTTAGATGAAGTAGATGAATACAAAAAATGTATGGACTCGCCTCCTTATTTTGCAGAAAATTATTGTAAAATAATTCATTTAGACGATGGATTAGTGCCATTCAAACTATATCCTTATCAAGAAAAAATGTTTCAGCATTTTAATAATAATAGATTTTCTATTATATTAGCGTGTAGACAATCAGGAAAATCTATATCTTCTGTTGCATATCTATTATGGTTTGCTGTATTTAATCCAGAAAAAGTCGTTGCTATATTAGCAAATAAAGGAGCTACGGCTCAAGAAATGTTAGGTAGAATTACTCTTATGTTAGAGAATCTTCCTTTCTTTTTACAACCTGGATGTAAATCATTAAATAAAAGATCTATAGAATTTAGTAATAATAGTAGAATTGTTTCTGCTGCTACCTCAGGATCCTCTATTCGTGGTATGTCTGTTAACTTATTATATCTCGATGAGTTTGCGTTTGTTGAAAATGCTGCTGAATTTTATACATCTACATATCCTGTTATTTCATCTGGTAAAGATACTAAAGTTATTATTACATCTACCGCAAATGGTTTAGGCAATCAATTTGAAAAGATTTGGACTGGTTCAGTTCAAAAAGTAAATGAGTTTAAAAATTTTAGAGTAGATTGGTGGGACGTTCCTGGTAGAGATGAAAGCTGGAAAGAAGAAACAATAGCTAATACGTCTCAATTACAATTTGATCAAGAATTTGGTAATACATTTTTTGGAACTGGAGATACGTTAATAAACGCAGAGACATTAATGGGGTTTAGAGCTAAACCTCCACTAAGATTAATAGAAAATAATAGTGTCTGGATCTATGAAGAACCAGAAAAAGATCATCAATATGTGATGACCGTAGACGTTTCTAAAGGTAGAGGACAGGATTATTCTACTTTTACTTTGATCGATATTAGCACGAGGCCATTTAAACAGGTTGCTGTATATCGCAATAACCTTATATCTCCACTACTCTACCCTAACATTATATATAAGTATGCAAAAGTCTACAACGAAGCTTGGGTAGTTGTAGAATCTAATGATCAAGGTGTATTAGTAACTAATGGATTACACAATGAGTTAGAATATGAAAATTTATTCATAGAATCTTCTGTTAATACTAGTAAATTAGGTATTGAAATGACTCGTAAAACAAAACGATTAGGTTGTTCTGGTATTAAAGATTTATTAGAAGAAGGTAAATTAAATATTATTGATGAAAATACTATTTTAGAAATATCTACATTTGTAGCTAAAGGACAATCATATGAAGCATCGGATGGTAATCATGATGACCTAATGATGAATTTAGTTATGTTTGGGTATTTTTCTACAGGTAATTATTTTTCTACTTTAACTGATGTTGACATGAAAGCATTATTATTTGATCAGAAAATGAAAGCAATAGAAGCTGATGTATTACCATTTGGTTTTCATGATGATGGCATGCAACATGTAGAAGAACAAGAAAAACAAGACCCTTGGCAGACTAAAAAATGGATCGAAGAGTGGGGTGGTCCTTACTAAATATAAGAAATTATAAATACTGGTAATGAACATCCGTATTATGAAAAAAAACTTATAATTCGATTACTGGAAAGAGGAAAAAGACATGGCAATTGGTACACCTTCAGAATCTCCAGCTATTGTCGTCAAAGAAGTCGACCTATCGGGTGTGGTGCCCAATGTCCAGTCG